AAGAAGTTGATTGTAGATGAAGATTGATAAACATAGTAAGTCTTTTCAATTGCAGGTTAAGTTGGCACTTGCAAGAAAAGACTTTTTTTCATACTGCAATTTAAGATCGCCTGACTTCTATAAAAAAGATAGAAAATATCTGGTCAGATTATGTAATGAACTTCAAGAATTTTATGAAAGTGATGATGAAGTTCTTATTGTCAATATGCCACCAAGACATGGGAAGTCAAGAACAGCGGGTAATTTTGTTGAATGGGTTCTTGGTAGAAATAAGAATGAAAAGATTATGACAGGTTCATATAATGAAACTCTTTCAATTGTTTTTTCAAAGAATGTGAGAAATACAATTCAGGAAATCAAAGTTGATAAAGACAAAATTGTTTATTCTGATATATTTCCAGGCATCAAAATTAAGTATGGTGATGCTGCAATGAATCTTTGGAGTTTAGAAGGTGGATATAATAATTACCTTGCTACTTCTCCAACTGGTACTGCAACAGGTTTTGGTTGTACCCTGATGATAATTGATGACCTTATTAAAAATGCCCAGGAAGCTTATAACGAAGAAGTGCTTCAAAAACATTGGGATTGGTTTACAAATACAATGCTTTCCAGGCTTGAAGAAGGCGGTAAAATCATCATCATAATGACCAGGTGGGCAACCGGTGATTTAGCTGGGAGGGCTTTGGAACATTATAAGGAACAAGGTGCAAAAGTTAAACATATAAAAATGAAAGCACTTCAAGATGATGGGACAATGTTATGTAAGGAAATTCTTTCCCGGAAGTCTTATGATATAAAAGTTAAATCTATGGGTTTAGATATTGCTTCCGCGAATTATCAACAAGAACCTATTGATATTAAAGGTAGATTATACACCAGCTTTAAGACTTACACCAAATTACCTATGGATGAAAAGGGTAATCTTTTATTTACATCAATCAGAAATTACACTGATACTGCTGACCAGGGTGATGACTATTTATGTTCCATTAATTATGGGGTTTATAATGGCGAAGCATATATATTGAATGTATTGTACACCAAAGCGCCGATGGAAGAAACGGAACCGGCAGTTGCGAAAATGTTATTTGAAAATAATGTAAATATTGCAGATATTGAATCAAACAATGGTGGCCGGGGGTTCGCGAGATCAGTAGAACGAATTTTACAAGAAAAATATCAATCAAATAAAACCAGGATCACTTGGTTCCACCAGAGCAAGAATAAAAAAGCGCGGATTCTTTCTAATGCCACCTGGGTTATGGATCATATTTATTTCCCGGTCAACTGGAAAGACCGGTGGCCAGAATATTATGAAGCTATGAACACTTACCAACGGGAAGGAAAGAATCAGCACGATGACGCACCGGATGCGACCACCGGGATCGCGGAAAAAATTGCTCAAGGGTCAACCTTTAGTTTCAATTAAAAAACCCGGCTTATTTTGCCGGGTTTCTCAATTCTTCGAGGTATTTACGAAAATCAAGTTTGATTGTCAACCCTTAAAATCAAAAATTTTTGAGGTGAATATAATTGTTCAGTTTTATCTTCAATCAGGCCAAAAAACTAAATAAAATCATTGAAATAAACGCAAAAGAAGCGTTAACGGATTTGGAGTTTTTAGCACGGGAAATAAACAAGTTTAAAAATTCTGATAAACGCAAATTAATGATTACTGGAGAAAAATACTATCAGAATGAACATGATATTTTAAACCGGAAAAGAACTATTATTGGTGAAGGTGGAGTATTACAGGAAGTCACTAATCTCCCAAACAATAAGATCATTGATAATCAATATGGAAAAATAGTTGATCAAAAGGTTAATTACTTACTTGGACAGCCATTAACTTTTGATACCAAGAATAAAGATTATGCTAAATTATTACAAAAAGTGTTTAATAAGCGGTTTCAGCGAACATTAAAAAACCTTGGTCAAGATGTCCTTAATCATGGGATAGCGTGGTTATATCCTTATTACAATGAACAAGGAGAATTGAGTTTTAAGAAGTTTGAAGGTTATGAAATTCTTCCTTTTTGGAAAGATGCTGAACATACCATCTTAGAGTTTGCGGTTAGGATTTATGAGGTTCAGGGGTACGATGGCAAACGAGAAATTACAATTGAAAAAGTAGAAATATTTACACCGAATGGGATTGATCGGTATGTTTTGAATAATGGAAGTTTAGTTAAAGATATTGAAAACCCTTCTTCCCCTTATATTTTAGTAGAAGATAAAGGTTACAATTGGAATAAGATCCCTTTAATTGCTTTTAAGTATAATAATAAAGAAATACCACTCATTAAAAAAGTGAAAACTCTTCAAGATGGCATCAATACTATTCTTTCAGACTTCCAAAACAACATGCAGGAGGATGCGCGTAATACCATTTTGGTTTTAGTTAATTATGACGGAACCAATTTAGGAGAGTTTAGGCATAATCTTGCCCAGTATGGAGCAGTAAAAGTTACTTCTGTTGATGGCGTTGCTGGGGATCTTAAAACTTTACAAATAGAAGTGAATCCAGAAAATTATAAAACCATCCTTCAGATCTTTAAAAAAGCACTCATTGAAAATGCGATGGGTTATGATGCGAAAGATGATCGGATCATTGGTGGTAACCCCAACCAGATGAACATTCAATCGATGTATTCTGACATTGATTTAGATGCAAACGGAATGGAAACCGAATTCCAGGCGGCTTTTGAAGAATTACTTTGGTTTGTGAATGTTCATCTTGTTAATACCGGAAAAGGTGATTTTACCAATGAACCGGTAACAGTGATCTTTAACCGGGACATGCTGATGAATGAAAATGAAATTATTGATAGTTGCCAAAAGTCGATGGGTATTTTGTCTCATGAAACCATTGTTGGCCAACATCCTTGGGTGTCTGATGTGGAACGGGAATTAGCGAGAATTAAAAAAGAACGTGAAGAAGAAATGAAGGATGTGTATGGCGAAGCATTTGATAATCAGGTAACGGGTGACGAAACCGATGAAGAATAAAGACTATTGGGCCCGAAGGATGGAAATCCTTCAAGAAGCACAACTTAAAAAAGGTCAAACATATCTTGATAATCTCGAAAAACAATACAGAATAGCTTTGGCTAATATAGAACGTGAAATTACTCTTTGGTATGAACGATTTGCAGATAACAATAAAATAACTATGGCTGAAGCTAGAAAAATGTTAAATCTTGATCAATTAAAAGAATTCCGTTGGAGTGTTGAAGAATATATCAAGTATGGGCAGGAAAATGCTTTAAATCAACAATGGATGAAAGAACTTGAAAATGCTTCAGCAAGAGTGCATATTTCCAGGTTAGAAGCTTTAAAGCTTCAAATGCAACAACAGATTGAAGTATTATATGGGAACCAATTAGATGGACTTGATAAATTACTTCGTGATATTTATTCTGAAGGTTACTATCACACAGCATTTGAAATTCAAAGGGGTTTCAATATTGGTTGGGATTTACATGATTTAGACAGCAATCAACTTGACAAGATACTTTCAAGACCGTGGTCAATGGATGGAAGGACTTTCAGTGATAGAATATGGGTAAATAAACAACAGCTTATTGGTTCGCTTCAAACACAATTAACCCAAGCAGTTATAAGGGGTGAATCACCTAATGTTTTAATCAAGAATCTTGCCCAGCAAATGAATGTTGATAGGAATAAAGCTGGACGGTTAATCATGACTGAATCGGCTGCTTTTACTTCAGCAGCACAAAAGGATTGTTTCAAAGCTTTGGATGTAGAAAGGTTTGAAATAGTTGCAACCTTGGATAGTCATACATCGGAAATTTGTCAAGAACTTGATGGAAAAGTTTTTGATATGAAAGATTATGAGGTTGGGGTCACTGCTCCACCCTTCCATCCTTGGTGTAGAACGGTAACTGCTCCTTGGTTTGAGGATAATTATGGGGAAAGGGTAGCAAGGGGTGCCGATGGTAAAACCTATTATGTACCTAGTAATATGACATATAAAGACTGGAAGAAAAAGTTTATTGAAGGTGGAGACAAAAAAGAATTAAAACCGATTAATGATGGTTTATTCCCAGAAAAAATTGCAGGAGTAAAACGGGGATCTCCCATGACCAGGGATGAAGCAAATCATGGTAAGCCAAACCCTAATTTCAATAAAGGCAATGGTTATAGAATAAATTGTCAAAGTTGCGTTGTCACGTATGAAGCAAGGTTGAGGGGTTATGATGTACAGGCATTGCCAAATACAAAAGGTTCAATGCTTGAAAAACTTTCAAGAAAGACCAATATAGCATGGATTGACCCTGCAACTGGCAAACATCCAACTTATATTTTTGACGATACTGCAACAACTCCAAAAAAATTTAAAGATTTTCTCGAATCTGTTGTTAAACCTAATGAAAGATATACATTAGAGTTTAGTTGGCAAGGAAGAAGTCGAGGAGGACACATTATTTGCATGGATAGAGATGCAGATGGTTTGTTGCGGTTATATGATCCGCAGAATGGATATACTTATGAGGGAATAAAAGTTAATAGTTATTTAAATAGGATAAAATATACAATGACAGTAGGCGGTATAAAAATGCCCACACGGCCAAAAGTATTAAGAATCGATGATAAACATTTTAATCTTGATATTGTGGATCATATTATGGAGGGAGTGAGTAAATGATAAATGATAAAGTTATAAATTTTGCAAAAAAACAAGGTTATGATAGCGCTTTGTATATTGGTAAATGGAAAAATTATGACATTTATGAACCAATTTTTGATAATAATAGTGATGTTTCTTTCATTGGTCCTCCTCTTTTAATTTTGGTTGAAAATGATAAAATTAGAATGTCTACAGTAGAAGAAGCATTTGAACAATTAAAAGAATCAAAAACTTGAAAATTAACTTTCAAAAAATTAAGCACTTGCAAATGCAGGTGCTTTTTTCATGTTCATTTAAAAGGAGGTGATATAAACATGAGGTATAGAAAGAAACCAGTTGTAATCGAAGCAATACAATTCAACGGAAAAAATTTAGCAGATATTCATGAATTTTGTGGTGATAAAATACGAGAACCGGTTGGTAAAGATTATCTTGAAATTGAGACATTAGAAGGTGTTCATATTGCAAGTCCTGGCGACTATATCATCAAAGGTGTTAAAGGGGAATTTTATCCTTGCAAGCCTGACATTTTTGAAATGACTTATGAACCAGTTAGTTGTTATTGATTCTTTAAGATGAACTTCGTCTTTTTGGTATTTAAGACGTTAAATCAAAAGACCACAGAACTGGACTGAACCAGGTTAAAAAATGAGTGTGAAAGGATGGTTAATTTATGAAAAAAGAAGATTTAATTAAGTTAGGACTTGATGAAGAAATAGCACAGAAGGTTGCTGATGCCTTTGCTGAATATCTTAAAGGTTTTATTCCCAAGTCAAGGTTTGATGAAGTAAATGAAGCTAAAAAGCAGCTTGAAAAGGATATTAAAACCAGGGATGAACAGCTTGAAGCATTGAAGAAAATTGATGCTGAAGGATTAAAAGCAGAAATTGAAAAGCTGCAAAATGAAAATAAAGCTGCAAAAGAAAAATATGATGCTGAATTAAAACAACTTCAACTTAATAATGCAGTTGAAAGAACATTGATTGCTGCTAAAGCAAAGAATATTAAAGCGGTAAAAGCCTTACTTGACCTTGAAAAGCTTGAACTTGATGGTGAAACTGTAAAAGGTTTGGATGAACAAGTGAAAAAGCTTCAAGAAAGTGATGATTCTAAGTTCTTATTTGATATTGATGCAAAATCTAACAAGCAACCACAGTTTAAAGGGTTTAATCCTGGTGAAAGAAAAGATACTTTACCAGGGGAAAGCCAACCGTCTTCATTGTTTGAAGCGGTAAAAATGCATTTTAATAAAGAATAAAAAATCAAATTATTGAAAGGTGGTAATTTATTATGGCTGTTACTTTAGCACAAGCAAAATTGAATGTGCAAGATGCACTTCAAATGGGCGTGATTGATGAATTTGCAAAGTCTAATTTTATATTGAACAATATTATTTTTGATGATGCAGTTTCTCCAACTGGTGGCGGTGCAACTCTTACTTATGGATACACAAGACTTGTTACCCAGCCAACAGCAGCATTCAGAGCAATCAACGCTGAATACATACCACAAGAAGTGACCAAGCAAAGATATACTGTTGACCTGAAGGTATTTGGTGGTTCTTTCCAGATTGATAGAGTGCTTGCAAATATGGGCGGTATTGTTGATGAAGTTGCATTGCAGATGCAGCAAAAGGTGAAAGCAGCTTCTGCATTATTCAATGATACTGTAATCAATGGTGATAGTGCTACTAATGAAAATGCATTTGATGGACTTGAAAAAGCACTTACCGGTTCTTCCACAGAATATATTCCAAGTTCAGCAATTAACCTTTCAACTTCTTCAGCAATTGATGCCAACTGGAAAGCATTTTTGGATGAACTTGATGAATTCCTAATGGGTTTAGATGGTACACCTTCCTTTATTGGAGGTAATACAAAACTTATTGCTAAAATCAGAGCATGTGCAAGACGTGCTGGAATGTATCAGGTAACAAAAGATAATTTTGGTCAGCAGGTTGAAACTTATGGTAATATTCCGCTTGTTGATTTGGGAACAAAACCTGGTTCAAATGACCCTGTTATTGCAACTGATATGGCAACTGGTGAAACTTCCTTATATGCTGTAAGGCTTGGACTTGATGGTTTCCATGCTGTTTCAATGGCTGGTCAATCTCCAGTAAAAACTTGGTTGCCTGATTTCAAAACTGCTGGTGCTGTTAAAACTGGTGAGGTTGAAATGGTTGCTGCTGTTGCACTTAAAGCAACAAAGGCTGCTGGTATTTTAAGAAAAATCAAAGTTCAATAAGAAAGGGTGAAATTTTATGGCAAGGATATATTCACCTAATGAATCCCATAGTTGCGATTATGGTGTTGATTTTATAAATGGTGTTGCCGCTGTTCCTGATGCAGATGCCAGGTTAATAGCTTGGTTTACGAATCAGGGTTACACAGTTGTTCCAGGTTCTGATACATTATCCCCTTGGGATTTGTTGCCTGTTGAACAGTTGGTAATATTTGCACCTTATGCTGGAATTGACCCAACTGATATGACAAAAGCAGAATTGGTTGAAGCTATTGAAACTGCACTTATCACATTGATGAAAATTGAAATTACTCAATTTGACCCAATACCTGAAATTGATGGTGGAACTGTTGCAGACCCGGTTTTTAATGATGCTAATGCTGTTAAAGCTGTTCTGCCGGAATTTGTTACAGCAACTTTTCCAAATGGTTCAAAAGCAACCGTTCCTGTTACTGCTTGGGTTGATACTGACACATACAAGACAACTGCTGGTTCTTATACTTTTACAGCACAACTTGGGACAATTCCTCTACCGTTTACAGTTGCATTAGGGGTAACTGCAACTGTTGAAGTGGTGGTG